TTTACGGAAGTGAAAAGGACTACCAGTTTGGGTGTGCTTTTATACGATCACTTCACGGCGAAAAGAAGAAAGGCGACAACGATTACGACAGGGTACCGTGTGCTGGTGATATGTGTCCTTGTATTAAGGGTAACACCGACGTAGCCGAAGAAGCTATAAACCTTCCGCTTGCGAAGACTTCCGACGCTTCCCTTACTGGTAAACTGATTACGACCCGCGTAATGGTGGCCGGTAAGAAGCACACGCCTTACGTTGTCCCGAAAAAAGTAGAGTATTCATGCTGGGGACAAGAAAAATGTAAAAAGTATGGCTGTCCGCTGCTGAACATTCCTACAGCTACGGCATATAAGGAACTGAACGCCCACAACCGCGAACTTATTCAAATGACAGAAACGGGCGACGACAATATAAAGGGAATCCTTCGGGAGATCAGCGGGATACCGTCTTGCGGAAAGTATGATACTTCCATTGTGGAAACGATCAACGTAGACGAACTTCTGGTTATTCCTATGGCGGAAGAAGACGGCGTTAAAGAGGACGATACCGGAAGCTATGTACTTCGTAAGATTTACGCTATCGGTGGTATGAAGATTGAAACGAATAAATACTATGAGATCAGCGGTTATATGTACCCGCACCCGAAGAACCAGGAAAGTACCATTCTGGTAACGAACGCGACACCTTTACAGGACGTCGTAGAAAGTTTTTCCTTGACCGAAGAAGTCCGGGAAGAACTGGACAGCCTTAGACCGGAAAGTATGACAGTGGAAAATATCGTATCGAAGCTGGGAACTATACTTAATGATCTGACATATAACGTAACGCATATCGTAGAGCGTGACGAAGTTCTTTTAGGTCTGCTGCTGGTTTACCACAGTATTTTACGTTTCCGTGTTCCATGGGATACCGACCCTATAAGGGGGTGGGTAGAACTTAAGATAGTCGGCGATACTGGTACCGGTAAGTCTGCTTTAGTCGAAAAAATGATGAAATATATCGGACTTGGTAACCGTGTAAATGCAGAGAGTACAAGCCGTACCGGTCTTACTTACAAAATGGAACAGGGTAACCGCGGAAGCTGGTATATCGTCTGGGGTGCCTGGCCGCTGGCGGATAAAGAACTTATATGGGTAGACGAAGACACCGGTATAGAAAAGGACGAATACGGGGAAATGACCCTTGCAAGATCAGACGGTAAGCTGGAAGTTAAGAGAGCCGTTACAGCTGAAACGCCTTGTAGGGTAAGGGCTATCCTTTCTGGTAACGCGCCGAAAGGTAAACGTCTTTCCGATTACGCCCAGGGTGCCGAAAGCTTAAAGGACGTCTTTAACAATGAGGATATACGACGCTTCGACTTCGCTATATTTATGAGATCGACCGACGTAGACCCGGAAAAGTATAACCGGTCGCTTCCGTCATTTCCGCGAACCATGAGCGACGACGCCTTAAAAAATAACGTGTTATTCGCATGGAGCAGAACCCCGGAACAGGTTGTATTTTTACCCGATACTGTAGACGCCATTCTGGAAACAGCTACGAAGCTGTCTAAGGTATACGGAAACGCTACAGATATTCCGCTGGTATCGCCTTCCGATCAACGTAACAAGGTGGCACGTTTGGCCGTGGCCCTTGCTTCACTTACGCACAGCGTAGACGAAAGCGGGGAACGAATTACCGTTTACCCGGCACACGTAAATTTTATTTATGACTATCTGGTACAGCTGTATAACGCCCCTGGTTGTGGCCTTAATTACTATGCACGACTGGCAGTATCAGAAGAAATAGTAGGGGATAAATTCGACAAGATTACAAACGAGTTAAGAAAGCTGGATACCTTAAAGGGTGCCAGTAAGTATAACGAGTTCATAGACCTTTTCGCCAGACAGAAATACTTACGACTTGGCGACGTAGAAGCTATGTTAAGCATTGAGAAGGAAGAAGCAAAGGCTATTATTAACCAGTGTGTCCGCCTTCGTATGCTGACTATGACAAGCGGCGGATACAGAAAAACGCCGCGGTTTAACTCTTATATATCAAAGTGTTTTGAAATGGGATTATTCGATCACATGGAAAACGACATTTAAAGAAGGGGGTTCTATATTGAATTTAAGTAATATGTTCCCAGCTTCCGGCGGTCTTGCAGCACAGATTAAAAAGCCAGTCGCTACGGCAGTAACAAAACCTACAGACAATAAAGCTGTAGGTTCTTCCCTGGCGGACTGTATGCAGACAAGAAAACGTCCGGGAGAATGGGCGATCAAATGGCCGAAACTTCGTAAGCAAGGTTTTAAAGACTACAGACCGCTTCTTACCATACAGGAAGTTATTGATTATTGTAACCGTTGTGAGGAAACCGGGTTAGGTGGTTTCGACTACGAAACAAGTGGAGATAAAGACCATAGGATACCGCCGACAGACGAAGACGGTAATACAGTAACAGGAAAAGCCTTAGACAGCTGGACGCGTGACGTCAACCTTGACCCGTGGAAAGCGGAAGTGTGCGCTGTGTCTTTATCGGCAGCGTGTGACGAAGCGAGGGCTATCTTTATTGACAATCCGGGGGCTAATCAGTTTGAGCCTGGTTTGTCCAGAAGCGAAGCCAGAAAACGACTTTTTGATACCTTAGAACAGTATTTCTTTACTAATCATAAGATCGTAAAGATTGCCGTAAATATGAACTTTGAAACGAAATTCACGGCGAAATACGGTAAATATATTCTTATGCCATGTGCCGACCCGTTCATAGCATGGATAAGGCTGTCACAGCTGCTATTACCAAACAAGATAAAAAATCCGAAACGCCCTTACGTTGGTAAAGGTCTTAAGCCTATGACGAAGGAAGTCTTCGGCGTACAGATGTCAGAATTTACTTCTGTCCTGGAACGTAACCAGGCGTTATTTTTCGACCAGGTACCAAACGACGAACACGACGCCTTAAGTTATTGCTGTGAGGATAGCGACTACGCCGTACAGCATTACCTTTACTGGGACGAAGTAGCGAAACAGATAAGTAATGATAACGAAGTATACCCGACCTATTCCGACTGGTTAAAAAATATTGAAATGCCTTTTACAAGGGTTACCGGAATTATGGAATACTGGGGTATGAAATGGGACAGCGACATAGCCCAGGTTAAAAGGGAAGAAGCAAAGAACGCGATCGAGATAGCCGCACAGACTATGAAGGACCTGGCCGCAAGCGTCGGCATAAAAGACCTTAATGTAGGTGTTGGCGGTAAAACGAAAGACGTTAAATCTTTTGTATTTGATACGCTTAAGCTTCCGGCGGCTGCCTGGTCTGACAAAACAAAAGACCCTAGCCTGGACAGTAACGCTCTTATGGATATGATCTTTATGTTAGAAAACAAGCTGGAAGACCCAGACGAAGAAAAGTACCTGGAAACACCTTTACCGGAAGAATGGGAAATGGTAGACCCGGACTTATCTTATCAAGATCAGCGTCTTTTATGGCCGCGCGAATATACTACAGCAGAAGTTAAGCGTATCAGAATCGCGCGTAGGGAAGAACACCCATATAAGGACATTGGTATTAAATTCTTAAAGAGTATGCAAACCATACAGAAGTACGCTACTTTGTTATCTTCTCACGTAGAAGGCCGCGAAAAATACGTAAACCCTGTTACTGGCAGAATCCACGCAAAGTATGAACCATGGACAGAAACGGCCCGCCTTGCGTCCAACAGTCCGAACGGCCAGAACGTACCGCGCCCGGATAACGACGAACTGGGAGTACGAAACTTCTATAAGGCGGAACCTGGTAAAGTATTCCTTCTGGAAGACGAAAGCGGCTTTGAACTTCGCTTAACTGCCTGGAAGTCCGGGTGTGAAGTTATGCGTAAAGCTTTCAAAGATCACGAAGACCTACACAGAAAGACAGCTGCTACTATGACAGGTAAACCGGAAGCAGAGGTTACGAAGCACGAACGTAGTGGAGCGAAGGCCGGTAACTTCGGTTCTGTTTACGGTGGTACAGAACACGCCTTACAGAAAACATTTAAGAAAATGGGGCTTCGTAAGAGCCTTCCAGAGTGTAAGAAGATCGTAGACGCCGTTATGAAGACTTACCCAGGTATCCCACGTATGCAAGTAAACGCCAGGGTAAGAGCCAGGGAAACAGGATACGCGGAAACCATTTACGGCTATAAGCGTCTGCTTCCGGCGATCAACAGCAGTAACCGTTACACAAGATCAGAAGACGAACGAAGGGCGGCAAATACACCGGTACAGGGTTCCGCCGCCGATATTATGAAACGCGCCCAGAATACCGTATATGAAAAATGTGGTATGGATACCGCAAGCCATAACGGTATAGCTGTAGAACCGTGGGACGGCTACGCTACAGAAACAAAAGAACTGTTAAGCTGTAAGCCTTTCATGTTACACGGACATACCGATATGGTAGCCCAGATACACGACGAAATTATAGTAGAACTGGACGACGATACCACGCTTGTAGATACTTACGCAAAATGGCAGAAAGCCGTTATGGAAGTTCCGCCACTTAAGGACTTCCCTGTACAGCTGGAAGCAGAAGCCAGTGTAGCCTACAGCTGGGGTAATAAAATGAGCCTGGAAGACTGGGAGAAAGCGAGGGGATTATAAAATGGGAAAACCATATAAGCAGCCGCAAAAGCGCGAAGTTATGGCCGGTAGCAAACTGGAAATTGAAATGTTACAGTATTCGCTTAATGAAGCGAATCAGAAGCTTGCTAAGAAATCTGCTGATCTGAATACCGTAACACGCATTATGGAACAGACTACAAAAGTGGCAGATCAGCGAAAAGAGAAGGTAGACAACCTTATTAAATTAACGACGACCTTAACGAAGCGCGTTACTTACTGGAAAGTGGCGGCGATCATTGAAGCCGGTATTATTATCGGTCAGATTTTATTAAAGGTGGTGGCATGATGTACAGAATGATAATTGTAACAGCGCTGGGTAATTATGTGGTAGAAATGGTACCGGAAAAGGAAGAACCTACCGCCGACGAACTTATGAAAATGTTTCTTGAAACAAAGGCGGACGTAGAAAGTGGCTGTTTTATGGAAGGCTGGACACCTACAGACGGCTTAAGCGGGGCGCCCGGTGTATTCGCTATCGGTAAAGGCTTGGAAATTTTAGCGTACCACGTAGAGCGTCGCCCGGAATTTGACTTACCGCCCATAAACCCAGATAACGTTAATACGCGTCGCCCGCTTTCGCTTAAGTTTAACTACCTGGGTAATGAAATGATCGCGAAGTGCATACAGGACGATATAGGAAGCGTAGCCGTGATCTTCTGCTATGCGGTAAATGGAGAACCGCCGACAGATGTATTAAATACTAAGAAGCTTTCCGAAAGCCTTTGTAGCTGTATCCGGCACCACTTAAACTACGCCGACGACGAATACCTTTTACAGATTGCCGAAGACGGGATTGTAAGAAACTATTCACAGGCGGAAGAAGTTGTAAAACAGCTGGAAGACCAGTTTAACACCCTTCACAGTAATAAGACAGGGAAAGCCTGGAACGGCTGGAAAGGGGAAAGCTAATGGCAGCCAGGAAGCTTACCAAAAGCCCGGAAGGGGAAGTAGTAACCTTTTCTACGAAACGCGGAAAACCGGATACCTGTAGCGAAACGTGTGGCGGTATCTACCGCTTCAAAGGGGAATTGTACTGTAAGTATTTTCATAACGTAGCCGGTAAGCGTGACGAAGAATGTATAAAAAATGAGGTAAAAGGTGGTGGGCGGCATGGATAAAGACCTTATGGAAGAACTTGGACTTATGGCGACAGATAGCCAGCTAGACTACATAGACACGTTGTTAGACCAGGTGGGCGGCGTCCTGGAAGACTACACGGATACACCGTTAGAAGAACTGTCTAAGGACGAAGCCAGCGACATTATAGACGAACTGAAAGGGGAACTAGGCTATGACTGAATTACCGAAGAAGATTATAGTAAATCGGATACCCTACAGCGTTTGTAATTCAAATGACCCGTACAGTTATGAAGCAGACCCAGGAGTACAGGAAATCCGGGTTACACAGGAAGCAGCACCGGCCAGAAAGCGCCAGTATTTCATGTGGGAAGTAGCACACCTTTTACTGGTATCGGCCGGTATGTCACAGAAAGAAGCAGACAAGTACCACGCTGGCGTAGGAAGTGTTCTTAACCGCCTGGTTATTGACAATGATACAGATTTTGTGAAGGGGCATAAGCCCGTCCCTTCCATGATCTGGATAAACGGACTTCCCTACACTGTCCAGCAAGGTATTTTTAAAGAATTACAAGACGAAGACCTGGGCGGGCGTGTTACGTATGACACATTATACATACAGATCATGGAAGACCTTAAGCCAGACATTAAAAGCTATGTAGTCGTCCATGAGATTACCCACGCGGTACTATTTGAAGCGAACGCCGGAAACTACGACAGCAAGGAAACATTTGTAGAAGCCCTGGCGTGGCAGCTGCTTTACTTTTTACAAGATAATGATTTATCAATATTAAAACCAGAAGGAGAGTAAAAACATGACAAAATCAGAATTTTTAGCACAGGAAAACGTACCAGAATTTATTAAGGCGATTGTAGCCAGTCTTCCGGGCGACACTGACGTAGAGATTGAAAGCTTTAAACTTGGCAAACCGCAGAAAAAAGAAAGCTGTAGCTGTGATCGTGTTCACGAAGACGGTGTAGACATTTCCGCATATGTGGAAGGTATCGGCGACCGTGTGGTATCACTGATAGAACTTGCAGACTGCAAGGGTCGTATTTCAAGATCTGATTTAGATAAGGCTATGGGACACGTAGACGTCATTTCTGGAACTGTAAGCCAGCTGTATAACTTCCTTGTCAACGAACCAAAAGAAGGGAAAGAAGTACGTTTACCGAAAGACTGATTAAGAAAGGACGTAAAGACAATGAGCGTAAAAACGACGACAGTTTATAACTGTGATTATTGCCAGAAGCAGCTACCGGACGACTACGCCACCACGAATGGCGAAGGTAAGGGCTACTATGTAAAGAAAGCCCACGACACTATACCACTGGATACACCCATAGCCGGGTGTACTGGTATCGTGGTAGAAGTGACATTAGGAACCCCGAAGGACGATCACCACTTTACAGACCTTTGCGACGACTGCCGCCTTAAGTTCCTTAAGATGGCTGTAGAACACCTGGAACGTAAAGTAGCCGCAGAGAAAGAAGGTCTTAACAATGATGGCGAAGAAACCGACGTATAACCAGAAGAAATTTTTAAGGGCGAACCGACTGGACCCCTTTAACTGGTTAGTGCAGAAAGATACCCCGGAGTTTATGCAGATCATTCATAAGTATTCTGGCACCGTCCGCAAGAT